GCCAACTCATTGTTTTTTGCAATGTTCTTGGTTGCTTTCTTCAGCCAATCGGCTTTGGATAACTCCAATATGATGGCATCTTTATTCAATTTTTCTTTTCAATAATGCAAATATAACCATCTTTTTCGTACTTTTTTTGACATCTCAAAACTTGCTCTTCCTCATACAAGATGTGAATCGATGATGAGAGTCCTTTGGTGCAAGTAATCACATAATAATTGAACGGATGTTTCATATGTCTGTCTTGTGGTTTTGTCGTGTGTAACTAAATTATCAAAGACATTGATCGCATTCATCACGCTGGAATGGTCTCTCCCCAATATATAGCCAATTGATGAGAATGTCATCTTCAAGTGCTTACGGCAAAGGAAGGAAAACATATGACGAGCATAGACAACCGATTGTTTTCTCAATGATGAAATCACAAGATCAGGTGTGACATCGTAGGCTTGACAACAAACCCTCATTGCATCTGTCCAGTCAGCATCAATGCTATTCAAATCGCACTTGGGTTGAATGATTTCTTGTTTAAGCCTTTTAATTTCTTTGTCGTGTTTGACGGTTATGTCTGCAATCTGTAAACGCAATCTGCGAATCTCTTGCTTTAGGTTGTGGGTTTCTTGATATGGGTTCATTAGAATTGAATTTTACATTTTTGACATTTGTGCTTGTTTACGGTCTTGAGCAACCATACCTTCCCAAGTTGATTACACTTTGGGCATTTTGGATGTTCTGCAAGTACGATTGAATCATAGACGGATTGCCAGTACTCGTGACCTTGTGGCGTTTTATCCCATTTAAACGCATCTAAGAGCATATCTTGGAGTGTGTTATAGCATTGCACCTTCTTGTCCTTTTCAACGAGTGAGATAAATTCCTTGTACATTGGTAAATCCTTTGCTTTTGTTCGCAGTTGGTTGAATCTGCGGTAGTCAATTATTTTCATAATAGTTTGTATTGTTTTAAATCTCTCATAATTGCAATTGATTGTAATAATTCATCATATCCATCTATTGCATCACCAATGTATTCGTGGCAATATGATTTTCTAAATTGATAGTTTAAGTATTTTTTATCCTCTCTTTTTTTCTCTCGTTGCTTACCATTGTACATCGTTGGCTTCCAAAGTGATATTTTCATATTCCTATATTCTCCCAATGCTGGATGAATGGTTTTTGTAAAATAACGATACCCAATGTTTTTACAAATACCTCCAATAAAATTACTGATACTTGTTCCAATACCCAACCCTTGATAATCTGGTAAAACTACAATCCGGCTATCTCTATAAGCATTTGATATTCCACCGGATGTTTGCATACCAATCACCGCAATTGCAATGGGTTTTTCATTCCATTCAAACAGAATAAATTTAAACGCTTTGTTAACTGCCTCTGTCATATAGTGATGCTTTTTGAACAAGTCATAAGTTTTTGATTCGCACCGACTAACTTGTAAATTAATTTTTGGTCTTCCTTGCCGAAGATAGTCGTGTCTTTCAACACGCTCCTTCAATGGTGAATATGTCCAATCTGGCATCAACCATTCCATTATATCAAAGTGACAACTTGCGACAATGATTTTTTTATTGGTTTTGCGAATATACTTTTGCAATGAAAACGACATTGCCTTTGCAACCTCACGATCAACAACACTTGTGAATTCATCAACAAGAATTGTTTCATTCTCTTTTGCACTCCCTATCAAATAAGCCAATTTTGCACGATATTGTTCCCCATTTGACAACACTTTAAATGGTCTTAACCAAGTTGGAATACTGGACAATCCCATAGCACCCAAAAGTATTGAAGCATCACTTGGAGATAACCAATGAAAATTTGAAATCAATGCTTTTTTGGAATCAAATTCAACTTCTTTGATTGTGCCAAAATGTTTGAGTATCGTTGTTTTACCACTTCCACTTCCACCATAAACAACGCCAATCTGCCAATCAAAATTTTTGCACTCATCTAAATTTATTGGAATTTCAACAAGCGTTTTTGTTATGTCTTGAATGTCAAATGATTCACAGACATATTTTGTGTATTCATCTTCAATGATTGCATTTGATAATTTAATGTTTCTCATATGCGTTCCTTGTACATTGTTCGTGATCCAATGAAGGTGGTTTCAATTGTGAAACATTCTCCGTGCCTGTTCTTTGCGATGATGAGTTCAGCATCCTCCGATTCATTGCGTTCCTTTGAATAGTAATCAGGTCTAAATGGGAACATCACAACATCCGCATCTTGTTCAATGCTTCCACTTTCCCGAATGTCGGATAGCATCGGTCTTTTATCTGCTCTCTCCTCACACTTCCTTGAAAGTTGTGCCAAAACAATCACGGTGATTTGCAATTCCTTTGCCAATAATTTAAGGTTTCGTGATATCTCTGCGATTTCTTGCTCTCTGTTTTGCTTTGTTCCTTTGATCAACTGGATGTAATCAATGATAAGCAATTCCAATCCGTGTTTTGCCTTGTGGATTTTGGCTTTTGATTTGATTTGATTGATGGATGAATTTGGATCGTCATCAACAAAAAATTCAACCACCGAATTGTTCACACTATCACACATATAAATCACCTCATTCTCTCTTAATGTCGCATTGCGAATCTTCCAGTTTGGCAAATTACAAATCAATGACAAGTATCTTTTCGCCAATTGCTCGGATGACATCTCAAGTGAAATGAATAAACCCTTACCACCCAATTTCCCAAACTCATACATCAATGACAAAGCAAGTGCGGTCTTTCCTTGTCCCGGTCTCGCAGCCATCACAACCAAATCACCGTGATTCCATCCACCCAATACCCTGTCAAGTGATTGCCATCCAGTTTGCTTTCCGGTTATCTTGTCACCCCTTTTGATTGATTCGGTTATTGTATCAACTGCCGATGCCACAACTTTGTGAATAGACAAAGGATCGTTTATGGTGGTGAACTTGGTGTTATCAATCAAAGTTTGTGTAAAGGTGAGCATTTCTTTCAAATCCAATGTGACATCAATAGAAGAGATTTGCTGAACGAAATTTTTTTGTAAGTATCTATGTTCCAATTTTGGAAGATATTGGCTTAAATTGGGCATAGAATAAACGGCTTGACCAATTGTCACAAGATGTTGTACTTCAGTTCTTTCAAACTTCCCAACCAAACACACATAGTCAATGGGTTCATTTTGGATGTATCTGTCCATCATAAAGTCAATCACTCTTTGATATAGTTTCGTTTCAAACCACACTGGTTTAATTCTTGGTAATAATGCTCTTGTCTGTTCGTAGTAAAGCAATTGACCGATGATGTATTCTTCAAGCTCGTTCGTCATAATCTTTCAAATTAAATTTGTTTTTGTTGTTAATGATTTCAATGGTTTTGTTTTTCTCAAAATCTTTTGGTGCATATAAACCTGAATAGTTTTGAGTGATGGAGTGTTCAACGACCTCCGTGAATTCTTTTGGTGTGTATTTTGACTGACAAGATTTGATGAGTTGTTTAATGCCAGTTGTTGTGTATTTCTGTTTTTTTTCTTTCTTATACTTCAACCACAAATCAAACGATAGTTTGTATTCTTCTTTTACATTATCACTATCACTATCACTATCACTATCACTATCGGCATTTTTGGTAAGCGGTCGTATGCCATCGGATGCGGTCGCATCCCATCGCTTCTTTGCATTGTCCGAATTCCGTTCACAAATAGATTTGTATTTTACCAAATCTCTCATCAATGATTGCTTGATAGGTTCAAAAGCAATGCGAGTAATCACATTGTCCGTCTGTGGTTCTTGGTCATTCACATATCGTAGTATGTGCTTGAACAGATCACCAGCCTGTTCGTTTGTGAGTTGGTCTACCGTGTGAATTAAATCACAATAGAGTAGGAATGATTTCTTATTTTTTGACATAAAAAAACCCCATCGAAATAGTGCAGTTGCAGTGCGACTATTCCAACAGGGTAAAAATCTTTTAACATTGAGAAACTGCAACCTTCTCGTTAACACTACAAAGATAATCAATCACACATCATATCCCAATTCTTTTTTCACTTTTGCTTGGTGTTTTTGTCGAAGCTCATACATCGTACCTCGCAATTCGGGATCATCTAACTGCAACCGTTGACGGCATCTGCGGATGGTTTCCGCTGGTGTTAACTTACCTGATTCTAAACGATGGAAGAAGTTAAACAAATTGGATTCTTTACGCCAAATCATTGACATCAAAAGGTTGTCGTTGTCTCTTGTTTGTGGATATTGCTCAAGCAATTTCAACACAAGTTCTTTGGTTACATTCATAGGGGTTTTGTTTGAGTGTAAAGGTGACGCACTTTGCATTCGCTGAATTGCATTCGCTGGGCAATCTGTCTCCAGGTGCAACGCATATCATCACGAAGGATTGCGATTGCCCAACA